AAGATATCGGCGTGCCATGGCTCCAAGTACACGGCGAACGAGCCTTTGCGCTTGCCACCACCCTGGTTGACGTACCGGGCCGTGTTGTTGAAGACCCGGAGCATAGGCACGATACCATCGGCCACGCCGTTGGTCCCCTTGATGGGCGTGCCGTTCGCACGAATGTTGCTGATGTGTAGACCGATACCGCCCGACCACTTGGAGATTTGCGCACACTCCTTGAGAGTATCGTAAATGCCCTCTATGGAATCGGACTTGGCGGCAACCAGGAAGCAATTCTCGGCGATGAGTCCTTGGACTGAATATGAGTGATCAACCTCTACCCCCAGAGTATACACATATTCCGGGAGATTATCAGTGACTTTCATCTTCGAGTTGATGCGAAGGAAAATGCGTCCATCAATTTCAAGAGTAGTATTCGCTCGCTCTTCCTTCACGAGTCGTTCATCATCGTAGTGCTTTCGGACCCATTTCATAATTTCGGGGATCCAAGGAATCTGCATACGCCCAACATGAGTATCCCGTCCATTGTACGGCTTCGTCATGATTGTCATAGAAGTATCAAGTCCTACTGAACGCGTGATATGAAAAATTGATTGAATAAGTGGCTGATTTGTCAACTGGAGCACAATTCCACCATTCAATGTACAACAACCATCCGTGCTCACGAGACCACCAATGAAAGCAACTACCATTTCACGGTTCCATTTGAACATTTCAGGCCAAAGAAACTTTTCACTTGACCAGCGACCAAAAAGTATGTTGAAAGCGTTGCCGAGAGCCGAATTACTGAAACTGATCGACAGGCAGTTTTGATTTTTGGCCTGCGAAACGCATGCGTGTACCCCTAGGTACTTCTGACCGATTCTCACGATTTCTTCAATAAATGTTGTATTATTTGGATTCTGTGCAAAAGCAATACCCCTGTGCGTCGGTGTGCGCTTGCTCGACTTTTGATACAGGATGCATCCGTCTCCGTACCACGACCCGATGAACCACGCAAAGTGTTCATCGACAGGTACATACCTCTCGAACCATTCTCCATTTTTAGTGATACCGTTTGGTCTATACTCACTCGTGAAAAATGTGTTTCGACGCATTTTTGTCCCGTTAAACTCGAAAGAGTATGTCCAGTGTTGTTCACCTTTTTTGTCCCGAAGCACTTCGTACATGTCTATGACTTGTGCAGTATATGGAACACTCGACTTGGGAATAGCGATCCAGTCTCCAACACGAAGGTGTTCGATACTGTTCCAATGAGGCTTTTCGTTCCAGCCCAGTTGCTCCTTCGTTATAGACCAGAAACGGTGGTTCCCGGTCACCTTGATTCCCGGTGTCTTATACACTTTGACATCAAATAGGGTCCGACTCGTGAGTAAATTTTTGTGTGTTTGAACAACGGGCTGTACATTTCCAGTGTGAGTAACGACCTTGTCTCCAACCTTCACCTGCTCAATAGGTACTGGGCCACGATTCGTCGTGAAAACGGGAGTGCCCTCTATGAAGCAGCTCGACATCTGTTGGCGCTTCGTACCCGCGTTGAACAGGGTCGGGGTCGCGTGCGTAAAGTACTTTTGGGACATGAGGTCGTAGCTCCGCCGGGCACTCTCAAAGTCCTCCCCGTGAATCGCCAGGGCCACGCGCATAAACATGTACTGGGGTGTCTCTCCAGGAAGCAGGTACCCCTTTTGGAGCGTCTTGATACCAAAGTACCCGAAATCATAGTCGCGCTTCGGTTGAATCCACGTGTCCATCTCGAGCCGGACAGACTTCATAAACTCGTCAGATAGGATCCCCTTGGCATGAAGGGCCAGGGCACAGTCGCTGAACGTCTTGGGGCTCGTCTTTTGAAGATTACTCACGGTGATGCGCGTCGCGAGGGTCTCGTAGTCGGGGTGCTCCGTCACGAGGTCTATAGCCACGTCTGCACTCAGGCTATCAATCTCACTGGTCTTGATACCGTCATACATACTTGTGAAGACTTTCTGGGCCACCTTGTCCGGTTGGACCTGAAGAGGACCTTCCGTACACAATTTTTTGATTCGTGTTGTGACCTTGTCAAAGAGCATTTCGACAGAGTCACCATTTCGCTTGATGACCCTCATTTGAGATTCAAGAGACTTATTTTTTTATAAGGTGCTAGTAGCAATGGCTACCAAGTGGCTTCCGTCGCCCTTGACCGACGCCTTTTTCTCAGATTTCAACCGCGAGTACCTTCACAGGGCCTTGATGGACGCCGTCAAGAAGGAGACGGGCTATGCCATAGACCGTCAGAACGACGGGGACCTCCAGGCGCTCATGCGGTCGGTCTACGTGAACATGGGTCGCGACCCGACCACAAACGTCAAGGCCCAGTTGGACGCTTTGAACGCGGCTGTCGTTTTCCAGGCGAAGCAGACGGTCATGACGGGCGTGCTTCAGCAGGTCGTCTACCTGCGCGACATCTCGGCCAACCCCGTGCCCTTACCGATCCCGAGCAACACAAGCACGTACGGAAACAAGTTGCCCCAGAATTTCAAGTTTGGGTTCTGAGACCGTTCGGGGGCCCTACGGGGCCCCTGGGGAAATAAGTCCTGCGGACTTATTAAAGATGAGAGCCCTGGACGATATCCTCATAGGGTTTTTCGTATTTTTCGCCGTGGACCGTGCTGTCCGGCTCTTCAGTAGTGCCGTGATCGAGCGCCGTCTGAAGAAACAGGGTCTATCCAGGGAATCCGTCGAGAATTGGAAACTCTTCGGTGAAATGTGCATCTTGCTTTCGTGCATATTCCTGGTCGTCAAATTTCAAAAGCCCCTTTCACAGTTAAACAAGTCGTGAGCCTTAGACCCATGATGAATCAGTACCGTGATGAAACTATGGACATGTGTAAACGCAAAGGGTGGGACAAGGCGCCAGTCAGTACAGTCTGGCTCTTGTTCACCGAAGAAGTCGGCGAGTTGGCGAGCGCCATCAGGCAGTACCAAAGGTCCTACAAAAAGTCGGGGCTCAAAAAGGACCGGGGGACGGACATCACGCAAGAGATGGGAGACGTGTTTAGTTACTTGTTTCAATTGGCATCGATGCTTGATGTTGACTTGGATTACATGTGGGCAGTTCACAAGGAAAAGGTCCAGAGCAAGGTCTACAAAGAAAATATTAGAGTTTGTTAAGTAGCAGCATGGCGACCGCCTTGATGATCAACGACGATGTGAGCATAAATCGGTTCAACCCGTACACGTGGTCAGGCACGTACGGTGTGCCCGTGGACGGTTCCAAGTGGCTCAGCGACGGGACATACACGGTCCAGTACGACGATCTGCCCAGCCCGCCTATCGACCCGAATCGTGACCTCAAGGACTTTAACCCGGTCCACGTGTTCCGTTCAGGCCCCGTCATGGTCGACGAGATGCCCGGACGGCCCGTCGCTCCTTTCCCGCTCTTTCCCGCGCGGAAATTCGAGTACGATAACGGAGACCTCACGTGGCTTCCGAGCAACTACAATTACAAGTACGACCGGGACTTTATCGGATCGGCCATGGAGCCTGATTGGGCGCTCGGCCCGCGTCTTCAGAAAAAGAGAAAGGGCTGGGACATGACCCTCGTGGTCGCGGCCCTGATCTTGATTCTCGTGGCGTATTCACGAATGAAGCGCTAGTTAAAAGCCCGTCACTTTGGCCGCCTGGACTTTTACTAATTTTTTTGCTAAATTTTCTTTTTCAATTTGTGAACGTTCAGTCAACTTGGGACACTTGTGAACCTCAAGCTGAATGCACCTCGCACAAAATGTCCCCTTGCAGTCTCGACACGTCAGCATCCTCGGGCGGTGCTGGCACGAGGGGACCATCTTCCTCTAGTACTTCACAGACCTTTTGATCGTCAGGCTCAACTTCACACAACCCCTTTTCTCGGGCCGTGGTGACCCCGTCCCAGAACCTTTGCATCTGGGCCAGATGTTTCTCGAACCATGCACGATCGCGCACGACCCGTGTCACCATGAATTCTTGTGGGGCCGTCTCCGTCCCGGGTCTGAACTGTACAAAGTCACACAGGTCCAGGTCCAGGATCTCGAGCAGAAGTTGAATCTGGGGCACGTAGTGTTTCGGGACTTTGTTTTCAATTTTTCGAGTCATCGGACACTTGATCTCCACGAGGATACCATCTTCCGTGACGCCGTCGGCCGATCCGCCCAGAAAGGGCCACTTTGGGTGCTGCACGAGCCCTATTTCGTGCGTCTTTCGGCCCGTCAGGGCGTCGTACATGTCACGGGCCACGGGCTCGAACTTTGTGCCGTGCTCCGTCGCCTCGTTCCCGGCCCAGGCCTTTTTGAGAACTTTTTTGTGGAGCAAAGAATCTGGACTTTCGTACCTATTGAGCCCGAGGGCACTTGCAACGTCACTCGCCGTGAGGAGATTCTCACGGAGCGCGAGCCACTCGGGACTCCTCTGTTCGAAGTACTGTCTGTTCAGGAGTTCCTTGACCCGGGGGTCCATTCTGATGTTTCTTAAACCGCGAATCCGTCTTAAGTAAAAGTTCAGCGACGTTCTGCTCGGCCTGTTTCTTTGTACTTCCGTAGCCGCACCCAAGTTCGATCCCGTCCACGAGGAGCGTGATGACAAAGGTCCCGTTGACTTGGCCGGAGACGCGATACTCAGGCAGGTCAATTTTTTCCGCCTGACACCAGCGCATGAGCTGGTCCTTGTAATTGTCGTCTATGTTCAGATCCGTCTCGATCTTTTCAAAAGAATCGAGAATGAATCGTTTGGCATGGACCATACCCAGGTCGAGGTACACGGCGCCTATGAAAGCCTCGAAAACATCTTCAAGAATCTTAGGATTCGTGTTCCAGCCGTTACGTATACCCTTTTCATCCATGAGGATCCACTTTTCAAAGCCTAGGGTCCGTGCAATCTCTGCAAGCGTCGAACCCCTGACCATCTTGGTCCGGGCCTTGGTCAGATAACCTTCCTGTTCCTTCTCATGACGATCAAAGAGCCATTTCGTCACGACAAAACCCAGGACAGAATCTCCCATGAACTCGAGAGTCTCGTAAGAGGACGAAAGGCCCTGGTACCGCTTCAGAGCAGACTTGTGCGTAAAGGCCCGAATGTACAGACCCGTGTCCTTCACCTTTGTTCCCACAAGCGCGTCAAGGACGCTTCTGGGTACGGTGGGAGGCTCCTCCATTGTTGTATATTATTACACGTTATCTTTTAAGTCTTTCGTCTACTTCTTCACCACCTTCGGGCGCGGGGCCTTCTTCTCCTCGGTGGCGGCGGGGGCTGCTGCAGCTGCAGGGGCGGTGGGCTTCACGTAGTGCTGGTTCAGGTACTTCTGCAAGTTCAGAATGGTCACCTGGGTATCCTCAGGGACCTGGAGCAGAGCCTTCAGGGCCGCATCCATCGTGATGTTCTTGCCCTCCTTCAGGCCCTTCTCCGTCGCGTACGCGTTCACAGCCTTGGTCACGGCCGAACGAGACATCATCTCGTCAGGACCCAGGCCCAGGAACTTGCGCAGAGCCTCGCTCAGGACCTGAGGCTTGTTGAACCCGTTGTTCTTGGTCCGCTCAGCCTTCTTCTCGCCTGTCGGATCATCGATGTTGTCAGTAATCTTGCGCAAAATCTTGCGCAGAGACTTGAGGTCCTTCTGGATCACGAGGATATCCTGAGCGACAGAGTCGAGTGTGGCCATTTCTACTCTACAGGGCCCGGACGTCTTTATAACAGGAAAAGGGCCATGAGAACCATGAGACAGACGAGAAAGATGAGCCAAAAGAACCTCACATGGTAAAGAGGTCCAGGACTCGGGTCCAAAGGACGAAAAGGTGCTTCGTACTTGAAAACGGTCGCGCGATCAGACGTCTTGAGGTAATCTCCGAACGTCGGAGGGAGCGAAGTTCCGTACGTTCTTTTATATTCTCCCAATTCAGAAGGGGGCAGGCCCTGACACTTCGGCTCGCAGCACGAAGGGTCACACGGGTGCACGATACCGTCGGCCCGCCCGATCCACCCACAGAACGTCCCCTTGGGTCCAGGGAGACACTGGCAGTCCAGGCTGCACATTAATCTTAAAGAATATTTTAGTTACTAAAGCAAATGGAGTTTGGGAAGACGCAGAAGTTGCCAGATGGTCGTTACTTTCTTAAAATCACAGGCCAGATGATTCAGTTGAACAACGTCAAGTACCAGGAGGGCACCATCGAGGACATCATCTCCCAGGTTTCAAAATTCGATGCGGTCGACGAGGCTATTTTGACAGAGGCGAAAAACTCCAAGACGGAGTGGTTCGGTCGTGAACTCAGCGACGAGACGATCCAGAACGCGTTCCAGTCGAGCCTCACGGACGGGGCGCTCGGTGTGAGCCTCGCCAAGGTCAAGGGCGAGGTCGTCACAAAGGTCTTCAACTCCCAGAAGGAGGAGATCGGCCTGAGCAACGTCGCGGCCGGAACACAGTGTGATGTGCTCGTGGACCTGTCTGGTCTCTGGTTCCTCAAGAAGTCCTTCGGGCCCATCTGGCGAGTCGTCCAGGTGCGCGTCCGGAGCCAGCAGCCCAAGCCGTCCCGGGTCCCGACCCAGTACATGTTCGAGGACGAGGAGGACCTTGGGGAGGACGACCCGGCAGATTATGTGGACTGAGCCCCGAAAAAAAAGTGAGTGCTTACTAATAAATGCTGAACCGTAAGACCGTGGTGGCTATTGCCCTTCTTGTGGTTTTGCTGGCCGTGCTTTTCTACCCCATGCCTAGCTACTACGCAACGGACAGTGTCCAGGGCGCCGACCTCGACCGCCCGGGCGTGACTCAAAACACACTGGCCCCGGCCCCAGTCAGCGCCGCAAGCGGTGCCTCGTACGACGTGAGCGCTGCAGGCCTTATCCCCCGCGAGATCGTGACGATGGAGGATTTCGGCAAGTTCTCCCCGGATGCCATTCTCCAGGGCCAGAACTACCTGGACCCACGGAGCCAGATCGGCTACCCCGAGACCATCGGTGGCGTCCTGCGTAACGCCAACCGCGACTTCCGCAGCGAGCCCATCAACCCACGCACGCCCGTGAGCATCTTCAACCTCAGCACGATTCCTCCGGATACCATGCGTCCCAAGTTTGAGATAAGTCCCGAGTATATGTGAATGATTGCGCTCCAGCAGGTCTAAATAAATCGTAACAAAAAGTAATGGATTTTTCCGAGGCTATGAAAGAGTGGATAGCACTCAAGGTCCAGTTGAGCGAGGCCCGCAAAGATCTCGCTGTTCTGAATAAACGCGAAAAGGAACTCAAGTCTTTCGTGACGCGCCACATGGCCACAAACGACATAGACACGGTCAAGGTCAAGGACCAGGTCAAGGTGAATCTCAAGAAGAAAAAGTCCAAGGGCGGCATCACGAAGCAGGTGATTCGGACGGGCCTTCTGAACTATTTCCAGGGAGACGCGGGCCGGGTCGACGGTGCCATCAAGGCGATCGAAGATGCTCAGCCCCTGAAAGACGTCTCGACCGTGAGTGTTACCGGTCTAAAGCAAAGCAGCGCTTGAAAAAACAAGTAAATAGATGGGTCTCGGAGACGAGTACTCGAGAGACGCTCTGTTTAGACGTCCGGACCAGGAAGTTCCGGACTGTGAAGAGAGCCCTGAAAACGAAAAGGAACCCCTGAGCCAGGAAGATTGGGAGATCATGTACAGTGACGAGCTGTACTCGGACGTGTGTCTCATCCAGGAGTTTGTCTATGACCACTGTGGCCGCGTCAGGTTCCGGTACAGCGTCGAAGACTTTTGTGAGTTGATTCGCGAACCGGCCAAGTGGTGGCAGAACGTGGATCTCAAAGTGCCCGTGTGTGACCTGTGGCGTCGGCTCGCGACCAAGAGCGTCGTGGATCCCCAGGCGTTTCAAGTCTGGCTCGAATATTATATTGACTTTTACTAAACAGAAATGATGATCGATTTGGCTGCACCCAAAGTGGCTGTTCCGGCGACCATTTTCATGGCCGGACTCGTGAACGCGCGCGTCCGGCCGTATACATTCTTGGTCGTGCCCTTGTTCACGTGGCTCGTGGTCCGGTTCGGTCTCAAGATGAACATGACTCCAGCGGACGTGGTCGTGCCGGGCGTGCTCGCGGGCCTGTTGACGATGGTCCCGGGGCCCGCTTCCGTCGACCCGGCCGCCGTCATCGTCATCAAGGGTCTCGTGTTCCTCTTTATCTTTTCACAGTTAAGAATTACGTTCCCCCAATACTACTAGGGAAAAAAATGACCCCACGGAACCTCATCATAGGTCCGGGCGCCATGGCATTTTTTCTATTCTTGGGCCAAATGTCCCGTCTCGATCTCACGCACGTCAAGGCTGTGAGCGGGGCGAGCGCGGGCGGGCTCCTCGCGCTTCTCTGGGTTGCCGCACGGGGTGACATTCCAGAGATGCTCGACTTTGCACTTCACGTTCCGATCAAGACCTTGATGCGTCCGAACCTCAAGAACCTCCTCGGGTCGGACTTTGGGCTCGTGCCCCTTGCTCGTGTTCGAAAACTCATTTCAGAAATTTTTAAAAAATATTTTAAAAAAACTGATTTGACTTTCAAAGAGTTGAGGGACCTGAGACCGGTAGACCTGTACATCCCGGCCTTTTGCGTTGACCTCGGACGGACCGAGTACTTTTCGTGGAGGTCCCACCCGACCCAGTCCGTGCTTGACGTCGTGTGTGCCACCATAGCCGTGCCCCTCGTGTTTTCGTCCGTGCTCATAGGACCCTGGCGATACATCGACGGTGCGTTCCAGGAGGAGATACCGGGCGCGCCATTCATGGGGCAGGACCCGGCCCTGACGCTCGCGCTCCGAACGGACCGGGGACTTCCGAATACGACGAAGAACCTTCAGACATTCATCATGAATATACTTCAGGGGGCTCTGCGCATGCGTCACACGTACAACGTCCCGACCCTTCTCGTGAACCCTTCAGATCTTGATCTGTTCGACTTTGGGGCGGACCGGCTCAGACTGTTCTGTAACGGACAAAAATCTTGGCCTTTAGTAAATGACTCATATCATTCGGTCCGGATACATCATGCACCGGAAGCAGAAGCGCATTTTCGTGAAGGGGACGACCAAGCGCAAGCCGTACTCGTACGTGCGCAAGGCGGGCCTGACCCGCGTGCGTCCCGTCCCGACCAAGGATGTGGGGGCCATAGGCAAGAGCCCCAAGGTGATAGGCCGGTTGAAGAAGGGCATGTTGACCTCGTACGGGTACCACCCGGTCGAGGCGCCGACCAATCGTCACAAGGCCCTGACCAAGGCGGTCTCCAGGGGCCGTGAGGACCCGCACGCCGTCGTGAAGCGCCTCGTGGCCATAAGCACCTTGACCAAGCGGACGTTGCCTCGGGCCAGTCGCATTTACAAGCAGGATGCGCGTTGGATCCACAGCAAGTACCGAAAGGTCTTTGGTCGGAAGAAATAAACTCGTAACATAAAGTAATATGAGCCCTCCAAACTTGTATGGTGGTCGGAGGAGTCCGAACAAACAAGCACTTGATATGCTTGCGACTGTTGCGGCCGGGAATATTGAACCGAGCGCCCCTCGGCCCGTTATTCGCTTTGTGAAAACAAAGCACGTGCTCCACACAGCGACACAATCTTTCATCGCGTACGGAGCCGTTCAGGGCATTCAGCGCTTTTTTCCAGCGGCGTGGGCCGACCCAAGGTTCACGATCCAGCTCGTGTTCGGTCTGCCTCAAACGTTCCGGGCCGTACGTCAGGGCCGCATGAATTTGGCCATGGCGACCCCCGTGATGACCATAGGATGGTTTGTGACGTTCACGGCCCTGTCTGGTATCGTACAGAGCGTCCTGATATCAACAAATTCGACGTACTTTGCGCAGGCCACGCGAATGATAGGGAATGCGTTTGATAAGAGTATTCGGGGCGCCGCGAACAGTAGAACCATCCGGTACAAGATTGCTCAGATCATAGGTCACTTTGTATATGCGTACATGCAGTACAAGGGGACGGCACCGACTCTCCAGGGCGCCAATTCATTTTCACGAGCCTTTGCGGCCGACATGACGGGTACTCTCGGGAGCGGTCTCGCGCTCGCACTCAAAAAGGCGGGTCGAGCGGCAGTTCGGTACCCCGTGGAGTCTGCAGTCATAGGAACTATAGGCGCCATGGCCTTGGTCAAAAAGAAGAACACGAGTCGGGGCCGGAGCCGGCGGCTCAAGGCGGCCTAGACCCATACATACGCGTCTCCGAACCCGGGCCAAAAGGGATCTATGGACCACCGGCCCGTATGAGTCAGCACGTCGAGCAAGATGTGCAAGGCCCATATTTTCCTGATCCTCTCGTTCCGGATCAAAAGTAAGAACAAAAAAGAATGCGGGACCTTGTACAAGACTGAATAGAGCCACCAGTCTTGTACGAGAGACCACGGAGGGGCCCAGGGCGCGAGGAACACGGCCATGGGT